CAACACGCTGGCCGACAACACCTTCGCCACCGGCTACACCGTCGGCGCGGGCAGTCCGTTCCTGGCTTTCCTGTTGCTCAACGGCGACACCAGCCTCGGCTTTAGCATCGGCGTCGATGTCAACGATACCAATCAGGCGCAGACGTTGAACTCGTTTTTCTTCCTCGACTTCACCACGCATACCGTGCTGGCGTCCTTTACCGGCGGCACCACCGGCAACGTGCCGTCGAAGAACAACGGCACCGGCTTCCCGGACTACTCCATCACCGGGGCGCTGCTGAACCTCAACGATGTTCATGTGGGCGATACGATCGGTTTCGTGGCTCTCATGAGTGGCCTCAACGATGGACCGGACTCGTTCTTCATCGAGGCGGCGCCGGCGGCGGCGCAGACCCCGCTGCCGGCCTCGGCCTTCCTGTTCGGCATCGGCCTCGTCGGCCTCGCCGGGCTGGTGCGTAAGCGTCAGTCCAACAGACTTGCGTAGGCAACAGCCCGCCGGGTTGCCACCATCCATTCGATCCCGCTTCCCGGCGGGCCACCGTTCCTTCACAGCGAGGCCAGGCATGAGCACAGACCACGCCCGCAAGGTTCTCATGGCGTTTTACGGGGAGGATGGAGAAATGAACACGGCAGACGAAATCGCCGAGGTCCCGATCGAGAAGCTGCGGGACGCCGTCAACGACGTGTCCATACAGCTCGAGGAACTGCGCGAGCGCATGGCGGCCGTCATCAACGAGATGGCCTCGGATATCGCCGAGATCGCCGGGACGCGGCCGTTCCAGGACTACCAGGGCGTGGACATAGTGGGCGCCATCGAGGCGCTCCTCGACGAGGCCGTCCTCATGCCCGGCACCAAGCGGCACACCCTTCACCCGACCGTGCCGAACACCCCCGGCGCCCGCAAGGCCCTCCTCGCCCTCTACGACGCCGTGGGACGCGACAAGCCAGAATGATGCATAGGAGGAAAAATGAAAAAGCGGCTCTTTGACAGGAGCCAAAAGCGGCATCTTTACCTGAGCGTCCAGGGGAGATGCGAACGATGTGGCGGCCCGCTTGGCGAGCGCTGGGATGGTCATCACAAAGACCGGTATGCCGATGGCGGTATTACCGAAATCACGAATGCGGCAGCGTTATGCAAACGATGTCATATTCTAACACACAGGAAAATCGGTATGATCAAAATCAGAGATTGGCAAACTCGCGCACTCGAAAAATTCGGAGAACATCGTCCGTTATCGTTTCTTCTTTCAGCGACTCCGGGCGCTGGGAAAACAATTTTTTCCGGTTTGTGCTTTGCTAGTTTGCTTCAAACCAAGATAGTTGAGTTTGCAATAATTATCGTGCCGACAACTGCGCTCAAAGGTGATCGCGATGCTGGATTTCTCGGTGATTGGCACAAGATAGGAATTGAATTAACAACTATTCTCAAGAATGGCCGCGATCACCCTTCTGAGTTCCGAGGCGGTATTGTCACTTATCAGCAGCTTCCAAATATAATTAGTACGTTAGAGACTTGGGCCGCAAACGGCGTTCGCATGTTTACGGTATTTGATGAAATACATCATGCTTCTGAGGACAATGAATGGGGTTCTGCTTCAGAAAGATTAGCACGTTGCTCGACCAAAATTCTTGGCATGACTGGGACGCCATTTCGTGGCGATCGACGAAAAATCTCTTTTGTTTCTTACGATGATAAAGGCTGCGCCAAAGCTGATTTTGAATACGCCTATCGCGATGCGGTAAATGAAAACGTGTGTCGGCCGGTGCAGTTCATGACAGATGATGGGATTGCCGAATTCATCATGTATCAAGAGCAGGAGAAGGTTCGTCTTTCAGAAGCCATAACCGATGATCATGTGAGGGGGGCAAGCGGAACTATTTTTCGATCTGATTCGAATTGGATGAAGGCTTTCATAGAACGTGCGGATGCAAGCATTGACGAATATCGCAACATTGATGCTGACGCAGGAGGTTTAATTGTTTGTCGTCCTGGAATAGACGAAGAAAGAGATGAAAGATATTTGCGGCAAATTGCCAAGTTGGTCAAAGACGTTACCGGGGAAAATCCTGAAGTTGTCAGCCATGAGGACCCTGACGCTAACGCTAAGATCGAGAAATTCAGGACCAGCACGCAACGCTGGATCTGTGCCGTGCGCAAGATCAGCGAAGGTGTTGATATCAAGCGTTTGCGTGTTCTCGTCATGGCCACTAGACCAACGACGGAACTGCTGTTTCGTCAATTGGTCGGACGGATCGTGCGGGTGAAAAATCCTCAATCGAATAATCCAGAAAAAAGAGAATATGCGACGGCCTATATTGCCAAGTTCCCGCAATTGAAAGAATGGGCTGAAAAATTAGCTGAGGAAGCAGAAGCTGGTCTTGCAGAAAAGCCAAAAGAGAGAAAACCTTCTGATGATCCAGATCCCACTTCATCTATGTTTACTGCGCTCGGTTCCACTCACGAGAAAGGCGGGGCTATCTCTGATTACGGAGATCAGTTTACCGCAGCCGAAATCAACGCTGCTGAAAAAGACAAAAATGGTGATCCTCAGCTTCTAGATATTCCGATTACCAAACTCGCTTATTTACGACGTAAATTTGGGATGATTGCCAATGATGAGCAAACATCGAATGATCCTCTACAAATCGAAAAGAAACGCATCCGAGATGAAATCAATAAGACAGCGCGGCGTCTTGCGATCAAGAGATCGCCTGACAATCCGGATTATAGGATAGTATGGCGTGATCTTCATAAACACACCGGTGCGCGCAATATCGACGACCTAATGGATAATCACAGCATCGATGTCATGCGCCAGGCGCTGCATTTGATCCATGGCTGGCTCGGAGGCAAAGATGCCGTCGCCTGACAGCGTTGATCGTCTTCAGCGACTCATGATCGATGGCGGGCAGAAGGCTTTCGATCTGGTTCCCGATGCACTCGCCAACGTAATCAAGGAAAGGCAGTGGGCCGATAAGGTGGACAAGAACGGCGTCGCGTTTACGTCGTTCGAGAAGTTCGTCCTACACAGACGCTGGCAGGGCCTTGAGTCGAGCATTGACGATCTGCGCGCCTACTGCCGCAAGCGCCCCGAGGTTGCCAAGCTCATCATGCGTGCCGTCGACCCTGGGCGGGAAAGCCGCGGTTCCACAAAAGAGGAACGGGAGAATAGGGGTGATAATATCACCCCTAAGTCTGAGCGTGGCACCTCTGCCACCTACACGCTCAAGCGGCTCAAGCGCGACCGTCCCGACTTGCTGGAGCGCGTCGTGGCCGGCGAGCTGTCCGCCAACGCCGCCGCCATCGCGGCCGGCTTCCGCCACAAGCCCACGCCATACGAAACCATCACAAAGCTTCTGCCGAAGCTCAGCGCCACCGAGCGGCAGTCGCTGAAGGATATTCTATGAGCAGCCGTCCATGGATGCCGCTCTACGTCGCGGACTATCTGGCCGATACGGATCACCTGACCCTCGCCCAGCACGGCGCCTATCTCCTGTTGATAATGCACTACTGGAGGCACGGCTGCTTGCCTGAAAACGATGAGATAATTGCAAAAATCCTCCGCATATCAAGAAAGCAATTGCCAAGCATTTGGTTAGCACTTGCTCCGTTTTTCGATGAGAACCGCCGCCACAAACGAATCGATATCGAGCTTGAAAAGCATGAAATAATAAAGACTAAGCGGCAAATCTCCGGACGGATCGGCGGACTTCGGCGCGGCAACAAGTCAAGCATGAACAGAATAGTTAATGCAGCAATTGCTAAGCAAACGGGCAACCAATCACAATCACATATAGAAACTCTTACTTCTGAGAGAGTCAGAGCGCCCACAAACGGCAGCGAAGAAAGCGGACTGCCGACGAAGGAAGCAGGAAAGCAATCGCCCTTCGGCTCAGGCCGAAGCCTCGACCAGATCGTTCGCGACAAAGGCTGGACTGCCGAAGAACCGCCCATCACGTCGAAGCTGCTCGCATAGCCGTCGAATAGGTAAGTATCACTGCCGAAGGACCGCGAAGAGCATGTCCCGTCCCGGCCGAAAACGCACGCAACGCGGTTATTTGTCCAAAGAAGTCAAGGACATCAGCGGCCGCATCGCAACCAGCGAGCAGCCGCACCGGCGGACGCTTCCGGCCAGCCTGCGGCTCTCCGAGAAGGCCGCAACGCCGCTCGGCCGGGCCAATCTGGTCGGCCTGATCACCGACGAGCAGCACGAGGCCGGGCAGCGCTTCCAGGTGACGGTGGGCGAGTATCGGGCGAGCATCGGGGCGCCTGGCAATGGCGCGCGCGGCGGCGGCTATGCGTGCGCGCCGCGGTGGGACGCCGAACTCGGGAGCATGGTCTGCCTGGCGGCCGCTTGCGAGTGCCAGCGGCGCTGGGAGGCGTTTGACGGCGCGGCGCGCGCGCTGTGGAGCGCAGGCGCTGCGGCATCGACCATGGTGCGGTGGGTGGCGGTGCTGGGCGAGGAGCCGGGGCCAATGGTGAGTTGGCTGCGGGCCGGGCTGACGGCGCTGGTGGGCTTCTACGGGCTCGATAGGCGGCGTGCTTGACGAACCGCGAAAACAGGTATCCTGTATGAAATATACAATCTTTGTGTTGCGCCCTGTCAGCACAGACGGGCGGTTTATCCTCACCCCCCCAGCCCTCAGCCCACTGAACCGCCCGTTTCTTTTCCCGGCCGGCAGCACGCCGCCGGACCTAGGGTGTGGCCGCTTTAGCGGACGGCCCCACTCCCTCACCCCATGGATGGCTTCACGATGTCAGTAGGGCATTTGAAGCGCGAGGCGAAAACAACCGAAGAGCTGTATCTCATACTCGGCGAGGCCGACACCTCGAAGCACTACGCCAAGCCGGTGAAGCTCGATACCAGCCACGACATCCCGTATGCGGGCGGCGTGTCGGTCGACAGCCGCATGGTCTACATCGATCGGCGGCTGTACGACGATGTGCGAGCCGGCAAGGTCTGCGTCCGCGGCATGGGCTGGAAACAGATCGTCAACTGCTTCATCGAGCACGAGCACACCGAGAAGTCGGTCGACGATGGCGACAATCCCGTTGATGTCTACCAGGCGGCGCACGGCATGGCGACCGCCAAGGAGTACGAGGCGGCCGAGGCGATCCTCGGCAAGGGTAAGGCCGATCGCTACGAGGATGCGCTAGAGGGCGCGCTGGCCGCGTGCGAGAAGCGCGATCCGGCCAATCCGCCGAAGGATCTGTGGTGCGGCCCCTACCTCGATGAGCCGAGCGCGCGCGACAAGGAATTGCTGCGGATATTCAAGGCCAAGGGCGTCGTGGACGCCTTCAAGCTGGCAAAGGGCGATCCGACCGTGATGTATCGCATGGCGGGGCGCAAGTGTGCCGACTGCGCCATGTACGAGCATCCGGGCAAGGACTTGTCGACGTGCGAGCTGGTCTGCGGGTTGGTGCGGAATAACCGACAGTGTGAGCGGTTTGTTTCACGTGAAAAGGGCAAGCGCTGATGCCGTGGACGGGCAAGAGCTTCGCGTCGAAGCACAACAAGAAGCTCAAGGGCGCTGTCGCCTCGTCCGCGGCGCGCCAGGCGAGCGCCATGGTGCGCTCAGGCGTAGATGAGGGCATTGCGATCGCGACCGCAAACAAGCGTGCCGACAAACTACAGAAGCGCGGCCTGATCTCGGATCGGGCGCTGGACAAGGCAAGGAGCCGGACATGAGCAAGAAGCAGGACAAGTACGAGGACAAGTACGCCGAGCACGAGGACGCGCCGCTGGCCGAGGGCGACCTCACGCCGGCGCAGCAAGCCGAGCTCGGCGAGCAGGCCAAGCCGTGGCTGGAGCGGTTCAAGGCCGCGGTGGACGATGTAGCCGCTCGTCACGCACAGGGCACGGCGCCGTCGCCGGCGGTGGTGGCCGAGTTGCGGGCGCTCTACGCCGAGATCGCGGACGCGCCGGCCGGGACGCCGACCGAGCCGGAACCGAAGTAGGAGGCGATCATGGCGGAATCGATGAATGCACTGGCGCGGCGCGGCCTGGTGTCGTCCAAGGGCGTGCAGAACGCCATCAACAACTCCACCAAGGTGCAGAAGTCCAAGATGGCGCCGTTTCATGGCCGCCAGAAGGACGAGGGCGAGGCGCACGGCCTCGGCCACGCCATTGCCAGGGTCAATGAGATCAATGCCAAGGCCACGCAGGCCGACCGCGCCAGGTCGGCGCCGAGCACCAAGGGGCGCTCAAGCGCACCGCAGGGCGGCCACGTCGGGGCGAGCCAGACGCCGACGCGCTATCAGATCGACAAGTTCCCGCGCGGCCAGGGCAAGACGTTTCCGGCGGGAGCCAAGGTGAGCGCCAAGGGCAAGAAGAGCGTCGGCGTCAAGGGTCCGGCGGCCAAGCGTACCGGCGGCTCTGGTGGCGGCGGCAGGAATTACTACGGCGGCGGCAACCGCAACCCACCCGAGGGCGGGTAAGCCATGGCCAACGCGCTGCGACGAGCTGATCGGATGAAGGTCGAGACGATCGGCGGCGAGCAGTTCACGGACGCGGCCGAGGCCGTTGATGCCGTGCCGACCACGCTCTCGGTCGACCCGCAGACCGCCAAGCTTGAGAAGGTCAAGGCCATCCGGGCGCAGGCGCAGGCGTTCAAGGCATTGCTGCGGGAGCTCGGCTCCAACCGATCGTTCTCGATCTCCCGGCAGCGGATAGAGGAGGCCGTCCACTGGGCGGTCGATGGGATCATCAATGAGCGGACCACTGAAAGACACCCGACGTGAGTTGCTGGCCCAGGCGCTGGCATCCGGCAAGAGCATGGTGGAGGCCAATGAACTCGCCGGCTATGCGAAAGGTAAGCCCTGCACCGGCACGAACGGCCATCGCCTCGCGCACCATCCCGCGGTGAGGGCGCGCATTGACGAAATCCAGGCCACCGCCATGGCCCGCACCCTGAAGCTCCAGGCCATCGCCGCGGTGCGCTCCGCGACCACCGTAGCCTCGCTGATCGCCGAGGCCGAGGAGGCCCGTGTCCTGGCGATGAAGATCAAAAATCCCGCCGCAGCCGTCGCCGCCATCAAGGAGAAGGGCATTCTCTCGGGCATGCGGATCGAGAAGAGCGAGCATCTGAACCGCAATGTTGAACAGCTCACCGACGACGAGCTTGCCGCCTATCTCACCACAGACGGCGGCGCGCCAGCTCCTGAAACGACGACGCATTAGGGCTTCGCTGGTAGCCTGGGCGCGCCACTGCGGCTATGAGCCGGCGCGGCACCATCGGTTGCTGATCGAGAAGCTGACGCAGGTTGCCAATGGCGAAATCGATCGTCTGGCTGTCTTTATGCCGCCCGGCTCGGCCAAGTCGACTTACGGCTCGATACTGTTTCCGCCGTGGTTCATGGCTCGCTCGCCTGGCCGCTCGATCATTGCGGCCTCGCACACCACCGAGCTTGCGCAGAAATGGGGCCGCAAGGTCCGCAATCTGATCGCCGAGCATGGCCCGACGCTGGCGGCGGTTCTTTCGCAAGACAGCCAAGCAGCGGGACGCTGGGCGCTTGCGTCGGGTGGCGAATACTATGCGGCAGGCGTTGGAACAGGCATCACCGGCTTCCGCGCCGATGGCGCCATCATCGACGACCCGATCCGGTCGCGCGAGGACGCGGACTCCGAGACGGTGAGGGAGCGAACCTGGGAGTGGTACAAATCGGACCTGCTGACGCGGCTGCGCCCAGGTGGCTTCGTGGTGCTCATTCAGACCAGATGGCACGAAGTGGACCTCGCCGGCATGGTGCTCGAGGAGATGGAGCGCGGTGGCGACCGCTGGAGCGTGCTGTCGCTGCCGGCGGAGGCCGAGGAGAACGACCCGCTGGGCCGCGCGCCCGGCGAATGGCTGTGGGATGATGCCTACGGCTATGCCAGGTTCCTGGCGCGGGAGAAGGCCACCCAGATACCGCGCAACTGGTCGGCGCTCTACCAGCAGCGCCCGACGCCTGAGACCGGAGACTACTTCAAGGAGGAGTGGCTGCGGCCGTATACGAAGGCGCCGGCGCGCGCCACGCTCAACGTCTATGGCGCGAGCGACTACGCGGTAACGAGCGACGGCGGCGACTACACGGTGCATGTGATCGTGGGCGTCGATCCCGATGGCAAGATGTGGCTGCTCGACCTGTGGCGCAAGCAGGCATCGTCCGATGTCTGGGTCGAGGGCGTCTGCGACCTCGTCCTGGAATGGAAGCCGTGGCTGTGGGCCGAGGAGCAGGGCCAGATCAAGTCCGGCATCGGGCCGTTCCTCGATCAAAGGCTGATCGAGCGCAAGGCCTGGATCGGTCGCGAGCAGTTTCCGACCCGCGGCGATAAGGCGGTGCGGGCGCAGTCCATCCGCGGCCGCATGGCGCTGCAGGGGCTGCACGTCCCGACCGCGGCGCCCTGGTATGCGGCATTCCGCTCCGAGCTCCTGAGCTTCCCGGCCGGCAAGCACGACGACCAGGTGGACGCGCTGGGGCTGCTGGGGCAGCTCCTCGACCAGGTGTCGAGCGGGCGCAAGCCCAAGGCGCCGATCCTCGAGGAAGAGGTCGGCTACAAGCCGTTCGAGAACGAGCCCGTCACCGATAGCTTCCTGGCAATGTAGAGGCACATAATGGCATTCGGCGGCCTTCCGGCACGATCGCAGAGCAATCCGGGCGATCAGCTCCCGAGGCGCAATATTCTCTCGGGCGTCGGCGTGCTCGGCGGGCGGCAATTCGGCGGCGATACCATGGGGCGCAACGCCGCGCGCAATAACTCCGGCTTCAAGTCGCAGACCGGGACAGTGGGCAACTGGGGCACCGAGGCGCCCGACGAATACGACTTCTCGGGCGACGAGGACGGCTATTTCCCGGTCACGCGACTACGGCAACAATATACCGACTATCTGGCAACGAAGGTGCTGGAATATGAGGAGCAGAAAGTCTCGCGCCACTACTATCACGGCGCGCACTGGACGGCCGAGGAAATCCGCATCCTCCGGCAGCGCAAGCAGCCGATCATCACATTCAACCGGATCAACCGAAAGGTTGACGGCATCACAGCGCTTGTGCAGCGACTTCGCCAAGACCCGAAGGCTTTTCCCCGATCGCCTAAGAATGCCGGCGGCGCCGAGCTCGCCACGCAATGCATCCGCGCCGCGCTCGACGGGATGGATTTCAAATACCTCGACTTCGAATGCACCAAGCAGGCCGCCATCGACGGCATCGGCGGGATCGAGCTCAAGTTGATCGAAGGCGACCATGGCGACCCGGATATTGGCGGTGATTTTATTTTCGGCGATGATTTTTTCTACGATCCTCGTTCTTACAAGCCTGATTTTAGTGACGCCCGTTATATGGGCATTGCTAAATGGCTGGACGTGGAGGCGGCGATCGAGCTTTTCCCCGACAAGGAGGAAGAGCTTAGAACCCTCATGGTCGACACGGGCTTCGATCTCACGACACATTCGGATCGCGAGTTCAAGTGGGTCTACGTCAACGAGCAAAGACTTCGACTGATCGAGCACTGGTACAAGCACAAAGGCAAATGGTACTGGGCGTTCTATTGCAGCTTCATTTTGCTTGATCAGGGCGTGTCGCCGTTCCTCGACGAGCGCAACCGCCCGATGAACCGGTATGTCATGTTCTCTGCCGCGGTCGACCACGATGGAGACAGATATGGTTTCGTCCGCAACCTCAAAGGCCCGCAAGACGAAGTCAACCAACGACGGTCCAAGGCGCTCTTTATCTCGAACGTTACGCGCACTTTCGCGCAGAAAGGCTCGGTTGACGATGTGGAAACAGCTCGCCGCGAAAGCTCGCGCCCAGACGGATGGGTAGAATACAACAAGGGCTTCGAGAAGCCGATGCCGGACGATCGGCAGGCCGACCTGGCGGCGCAACTGCAACTCATGCAGACAGCGACGAGCGAAATCGATGGGTTTGCCAACATACGACCCGACGCCATCGGAGCGGATGACTCAACGTTTCATTCAGGGGTGGCGATTAATTACCTTCAGAAGGCCGGCATCGCTGAACTCGGTTCGTTTATATTGGCGTATCGAGCGTGGAAACTGCGTGTTTATCGTACCGTGTGGAATATCGTCAAACGCACCTGGAACCAGGAGCGGTTCATCCGGGTCGGCACCGACGACACCCAAAAGCTGATTCAGATCAACGGTTTCGGCAAAGACCAATTCGGCCGTCCCGGCTTCATCAATGCGATCGGCGACATCGAGGTCGAGATCGTGCTGGACGAAGGGCCGGATAACGCCAACCTGATGCAGGACGCCTACGAGGTGCTGGCGCAACAGCCGCCGGGGACGATCCCGCCGCAAGTCCTGATCCAGATGATGCCGATCGCGGACAGCATCAAGAAGCAGCTCGTGCAGATGATGAGCCAGCAAGACCCGATGGCGCAGCAGGCCAAGCAATTGACCAACCAACGGCTCGGCGCCGAGGTGGACGAGAAGAAGGCCGGCACCATTCACCGCTATGCGCAGGCCGCCAAGGCGGCGTCCGAGGCGCACACCAACGTCACGGCGCTGGTGCATCAAGCCATGGGCATCACGCAGGCGGGCGTGCTGGATGCCAATACACCGGACCAGCCTGGGCAGGGTGGCCAGCAGCCGCCATCTGGACTGCCGCCGCCCGTGCAGCAACCACAGCCCATGCGCGTCCAGCCGTTCGCCCGGCCAGCAGCGCCTCGGCGTTTCGCACCAGCCCCGATGCGGCGGCCAGCTTAAGAGGTTCCCCATGCTCAGATTGCTTCTCGCCGCGCTGGCAACAGCGTGGTGCTCGGCCGCGTTTGCGCAGTCGGCGCCGCTCAAATACGACAGCCTCGCCTCCACCAACTCGACCCTGGTCGTTTCCGGCGCCGTGCAGCTTCGCGTGCTCGGCCTGTTCAATACCACGACCTCGATCTATTGGCTGAAGCTTTACGATCTTGCCGTGGCGCCGACCTGCGGCACCTCGGTCGTGAAGTGGAAGGTGCCGATCCCGTTCGCGGCCTCGAATGCCGGCGGCGGCGCCGTCATGCCGATTTCCGATGGCTTGGCATTCGCCAACGGGCTGGGCTTCTGCCTCACCGGACTGCAGGCCGACAGCGACACCACGGTGGCAGCCACCGGCCTGGCGCTCAATTTCGGCATCAAACAATGAGAATGCTCATAACGGCGCTTCTCATCGCCCTGGCATCGTCGGCGCCGGCGCAACTGCTGACCACGGAATATGGCTCAGGTGGCTTTAGCACCGTCGTGGTCGCCCCCTGCGGCACTGGCACGATCGATGTCAGCGGGACAAATCTGTGCATCCTTCCCTTAATGTTGGGGTTAGCGCGATGAGAAAATGGCTTCTGCGCATAGTCTATGCGGCGATCGTGCTGGCCCCTCCGGTGGCGCTGGCGGATTATCTGGCCACGGCAGGCGGCGCCACCACGGTGTTTGCCTTCGTCTGCTCGGCCACCAAGGTCTGCCCGGCATTCGTGCTGATCGACTCGACCAACGTCGAGAAGGCGACCGCCGGCAACCCGCTGCGGGTCGATCCCACCGGCACTACGCCACAGCCGGTCAATGCAACGCAGACAGGCACCTGGACGGTCCAACCCGGCAACACCGCTAACACGACCGCCTGGAAGGTGGACGGCTCGGCCGTCACGCAACCGGTGAGCCCGACCACTGCGGCGAACTGGGGCATCGGCACCACGACCTACAACAGTGCGCTTGTCGCCAATGGGCAGGTCGCGCTCGGGCAGTTCTTGACCGCCCCCGGCACCCTGACCACCACCAACATGGCGCCGTTCCAGCTTGACGCGAACGGCAACCTCCGCGTCAACGTAATGGTAGGCGGCGGGGGCGGCGGCGGCCTCTCCGTTATGGACACCGCGGCATTCACGGCCGGCTCTTCCAACTTCACCCCTGGCGGCGGCGTGTTCAACGATGCCGCCACACTGACCACCGGTCAGCAGGGCACCTTCCGCATGACCACCAAGCGTGCGCAGGTCATCGACGTGGACACGACCGGCAATCAGTTGCACGCCGACATGATCGCACCCATTCCGGCCTGCGCGGCGAGTCCTTGCGTCACCACCATCGGGCGGATCGGCATCGATCACACCACGCCGGGAACAACCGATGGGATCACTATTTTTCCCGATAGCTCCGCCGGTACTTCCGGCACCACGGCGGTCGCCGGAACGACAGCCTCCAGCGTGGTGGCCAAGGCATCGGCCGGCAATTTGCAGAACGCCTACGTGACCAGCTCGGCGGCCGGCTGGGTCTTCATCATCAACGCGGCTTCGCTTCCGGCCAATGCCACGCTCACGATCGGGACCGCCTCAGGAAACTTGCAAGGATGCTTCGAGCTCCAGAAGGGCGTCACCGATTGGGGCGCAAGCATCAACTACAATCCTGGTCCATGGGAGCACTTCTCGACCGGCATCGTGGTGGCCATCTCCTCGACCGACTGCCCGGTGCTGACGGCAGCCTCGACTGGCAAGTTCCTGCACTCTCAGGCGAACTGACATGCAGGCGCGTTTTCTCACGGCGCTAATTCTGCTGATCGGCATCGTCTGGCTTGCGCAGCAGCCGGCCTCGCGCGCGCAGCTTGGCGTGCTCGGTTGCGGGCAGGTGGGGCAGCGGACGTTGCTGTTCCAGCCGTGCGCGGTAGCAGGCGGCGGTGGCGGCTACGTCGGCCCCGGCAATGTCGTCTCGGGCGCCAAGGCCTGGTGGGGGTCGAGCGGCTACACCTCGACCGACACCGGCAACGCCATGGAAGTCTGCGAGCCGACCAACACGACGTGTGTTAATTGGGCAATCGGCGCTAGCGGCTACGTGACCCCGGCATTAGTAGGCGGAGCCGATTGCACCATGGTGACCTGCACGATACGAACTTTCTATGACCGAAGCGGGAGCAATAGCTGTGGTGGAGCGCCTTGCAATGTGGTGGAGACTTCCGCAACCAATCGCGCGATTGTAGCATTTAACGCAATCATCAGCACAATACCTTGCGCATTCCAGCCTGGAAATTCGGGGAACGGCTATTCCATCGCCACCGGTTTCAACCAATCCCAGCCGACGACTGTACTGGCTGTCACGGAGAGGAACTCTCATTTCACCACACAGGGCGTCTACCTCCAGTCCAACACACTGTACCCGCTCCTGCAAAGCAGCAGCGCGAATACGGTGACCACCTACGGCGGAACGCTGGTGACCGCGACGGCGAGCGACAGCGCGTTCCATTCCATCCAGGCCGTTGACCGCACGCCAAACTCGGACTTCCAGGTTGACAGCACGCAAACGCTCGGCGCCGCCGACCCTGGCGGTGGATCGATGTCCGTCGGTGGCGGCGTGAATGTGCTGTTTGACGGGGGCACGAGTGCTTCGCAAGGGTATATGTGCGATCTCGGGATATGGGGCGTGGCATTCTCCGGCGCCAACCTGACGGCTATGAACGCCAACCGCCATGCAGCCTATGGTGTTTGGTAATGCGGATCATAGCGGCATTCCTGGTCCTGTTTGGGCTTTGTGTCTCCGTAGGAGCTTGGCCGCGGCACGGCGCACCCACCGGCGGCGGTGCGGTAGCCCCTGGCCTCGTGCTCGGCACCTACGGCTCCACCACCGCCTCGGGCTGGACCACCATCGGACCGAGCAACGGCACCCTAGCCAGCGGCGCCTTCACCAACATCATCTACGTCTCCGATTCCATGGGCAGCGACAGCCGCGACGGCTCGACCCCGACCTTTGTCGATGACGGCAACACTGCCCAATTTGAACTCAGCGCGCAGCAGAATCTGTTTGCGAACGATGTCTATCAAGCTCCGAACACAACGCAATTCACGGTCGCTGTAACCAACTCATTCGCAATTAGCGGTTCAGCCGTCACCCTTGCGCAGATGAAAAACCGCACTGGAACTCCCAACGCCAGCGGAACCCTGACCTGCGTCGGCTCCTGCTCCGGCCCCATGACGATGGCATACACCTCTGCCACCCTCGGCATTCATGGCCCGGTCAAGACCTTGGTCAAGGCCGTTGGCGGTGGTGGTCCGGGAGCATTCGATCCCGACAATACCGCTTTGCCACTTTTGAACAATGGCGACGGCACCGGCCTTGGAACTCGCGGCACCTGGCGCACGACTGGGAGCATTGCCAGCAGCTTTGCGTTGCGCAGTGGAAAACCAGACTGGGTATTGCTGCGGATGGGCGATACCTGGACCGGGCAGGCATTTGAGACCGAGTTTATCGGCGGTTCTTCTAACAATTTCACCAAGGCCGGGTTTTCAGAACAGGAACCGATGGTCATCTCGGCCTATGACGAGGCCGTCACGGTGACGACGCCCAATGTCGGATCTGGCACACGCGCGCGTCCAATCGTTCTCGTGCCAACCGGCAGCGCCACTTTTGCGGGCGGCAAACCAGCAGGCAGCGTGCATCTGTTTGCTGGCCGCGCCGGGATACGGCTACAGAGCGGATCTAGTTTTATCGCCATCATGGGGATTGACTTCCAGCAACCGCAGAAAAACCCGAGTGATCCGGCATATGTCGGGCAGGTCAATTTGACAGATGTATCTGCCGTTGACGTTGCGGGCGGAATGACCGGATTGCTGGTCGAAGATGTCCATTCCAGTTGGGGGATGGACGGTGTTTCTGTAGGCGATCAAAGTGGAAACTTTGACATCGTTATTCGGCGCAATCAGATTGATCATTGTTATGCAGTAGGTGCAGGCCATCCAATCGGAGCTTCGATACACAACGTAGGCACCTCCGGCGGCGCGCTCGCGGGGTATTCGTTTGAGGAAAACGTGATCGATCTGTGCGGCTATCCAGACCCCACAGGAATGTTTGCCTTTGGCGACTCCAGATCACGCAATGCCTACTTCCAGGGTAATACCGCATTCGGCAACAGGCGAGGAAACACGAGCACTAGAAGCGGATCAGAGAGTTTCCAGTTTCGCAGTGGCGGCGACATCGACAACAATTTCACCTACAACGGTTTGGGTCTTGATGTCGGACACAAGGAGGGTGAGCCGACATTGACGAGTTCTACGGTTGTCCATAACAACGTAACTGTGCTTCCAATTACTCCTTTTGGAGGCGGGCCTCATCCTACGGGATTGAATTTTGCCAACTCCAACAATGTGACGGCTTCCAACAACCTCATTGCCCATGTGAACGACGGGAGTGCCTTGTTTGCCGCGACCGATAATTATGATGGTGGCATCAATGCCCTGACGACATCCAATGCCGGGACTGGCGGAGCACCAGGCAATTATGGATGCATAGGTGGTACCGATTTTACCGGGGGACATGGAACCAATGCGGGTACATTCAATCTGGTGGTTGGTGCAGGCGGATCAATAACCGGCGACCCGACACTGCAAGAACCGAATGGTAATGAGTTCTTTGCGATCGGAGACGTGCTGACGCCGGTCGCCAATTACCCCAGCCTGCAAACGTCTGGCACGACGATTACCGCCGCAAACAGCGGAGCTACGGTAGGAACTTACGGAACCCCTTTCGGCATATGTCCCGATGATCCCGCCGCAGCATTACCTGGCTTTGCTGGAGGGATCGCACTGACCAATTTCAGTGGCAGTATGGCGGGGTCAGAAGCTCGTGCCACGTTTGTGGTTGACAACTGGAGCAGCATTACACGATTTATGGATAGTGGCAGTGGCTTGTATTTTGCCCAAGCCAACGCCAATAACGCATTCGTTGATTTCGGGGGGAGCGGTGCTCACTCCCTCAACGTAGGCAGCAAAATCCTGGTCAGTGGCGTCACTCCTTCTGCTTATAATGGCACCTGGACTGTAACCGGTATCAATCAACCCAACGGCACGGCGATATGGTCGTTGGGGACCATGACCGATCCCGGTCCCGTGACCGTACTGGGTTCCTTTACCGGATACACGATCATACAGACCGGCAAGAACTATGTGGCCGGTGATGTTTTGACGGCATCATTTGGTGGCGGGACCGGGCTGCGGATCACGGTCAACTCGGTGGCCCATCTGAGCGGGTGGACAGAGACTGTCTCCAGAATACTTTCGGCCGGTACTCATGCACTGACCTTCACCGGCAATACTGTTTTTAATTGGATAGGGGTGGGACCACCCTCAGTTGGCGATGATGGCGGAACGCATGATTCACCTTCACCGGGTGGAGCCGGTACCGGCGCGGCCAACATCTGGACTCCCAACACGATCTGCCCAACCGCGCAGTTCACTGGAGTAATAACAGGAACGAATACCCTAACGACGAGTGCCCTGGTTCAGGGCACGATCGCTATCGGCCAAAGTCTCGCTGGTCCCGGCGTTAGCCCGAGCACCACAATCACCGGCGGCTCTGGCACAAGCTGGACCGTTTCGCCAAACCAGACCGCGCCTAGCGCGACGATGTATTCCTATACATGCGCGCCAACGACGGTTTTCTCCGCTCCATATCGGACTGTACAAACCTATGCAGCTTCGCTCGGTCTGACGGCATCGATCGACGGCTACATGACCGCCGCGCTCGCCAACGCGAAATGGAACTGGACCCAAAATTTAACGGCGGCGGCGCTAAACCACTACATCAGACAGGGCTACGGGATGACGCCGTGACCTACAACGCGCAATTCGCCCACATGGCCGCGCTCGACAAGTGGCCGAAACGGTGGCGCGAGCTCGCCTACGAATACGGCTTCAAGATCGTCAAGGAAATGCGCGACGAGGACGGCGGCTACCACGCCGTCAAGACCGACCTGGAAACATGGCGTGAACGCCGCCAGGACGAACTATTGAGGAATTAAAGCAATGGCACCGAGAACACAGCGGGCAGCAGCGCCCGATACATCCGACGAGGACGAAAGCCTCTTGGTCGCCGCCATGGCCAATACCGAGAGCGAGATCTTCACCGAGGCGATGGGCGACGACGAGGACGAGAATGACGGCGATACCTCGCTCGAACAGATGGACGATCCGGTAGGCGACGACGAGGAGGACGCCGGCGAGGAGGAGGGTGACGAGGAAGGCCAGGAGGAGACCGGTGACGAGGCACCGCAGGAAGGCGCCCGTGAGCCTCCTCCGCAGGAACGCCCGAGTTACCGCCTGCCGCCAGTCGACCCTTCCGCCCAACGCATTGCCGAGCTCGAAGCCCGGCTGGCACGCATGGAAGCGCCCCGGCAAGAACAGCCGGCGCCGCCCCCGCAGGAACTGCCCGACCCCGTCCTCGACCCGGCCGGCTTCCGCGAAGGCATGGCGGCGCAGATGCGGGCCGAATATCAGCAGGCCACCAGAACGGCCATCCTGGAGAACAACTTCAAGGCAACC